GAGTGAATTCAACACCTCTATCTCTTTCCTCATTGAAGAATGTCAACACCTTCCCTGCATTTTCAGCACTACCCAAAGACATTTGCAATTGATTTTTAATCATATGCTGTTCCTCCAATGATGGGATGCCATTGTTGAAAGACGCAATCAAAGATGGAAAGAATCCATTGAGAATCAAGTTAACCTGATACTCACTCAACTGCCTCATCTTTTCAATCTCATTTATCGCACCAACATAGTCAGGCTTTGGATAGTATTCGCTACCAACCATCAAGCTATGCACAAACAATACTTGCTTTGGTTCAGCTTCATTGGTATTGACATCGAACATAGGAATATAATGCGGTGTGTTTTTCTTTTTCCGCATATCCGACCAATCACGTGAATACCACACACCCACAACATCATCCTCTTCATCACTACAAGCAAGGCGACAATTCTCAAAAGGAAGGTGATTAATTTGTGCGATGGTGCTTCTATCCATTGACCAAATAATCTCCCAATAAAATCCTCCATGTAGCTTCAAATCAAGAGATGTTGGATGGATAATTGAATCCAACTTCAAACGCTGAATTTCTTTAACCGCTTGTGGTGTGGATGCAGTCAATTCTCGACCTGCAATCATATAACTAATTGAGTTAACCAGTGCGCCGTGAACAGGTGACTCATTGTAAAGTTCAATCAAATATTGTGGAAAGGCATTGCTCTCCCCATAGTTAACCCATCCCTTTCTATCTTCTTTCTCAATAGGATCAATTTTAACGTACTTGGACATCTCTATTTGAGTTGCACCAATGCGTTGTTTTATTTCGTCAATGTTAGCCATTGTATTCAATATCGTTTGGGATGGTTAATGTTGGTTGGTCAAAGTATTGCGTCAGCGTAGTAAATTCGATATAACCTCTTTTAATCTCACCAACCACATCAACAGAAGTAGGATCAATGTTGCTATTCGAATTTTGACCATAAATAATATAGTTATAGCGGCCACCATCAACAATAAGAATACTACCATTGACAGCATCGTCAACATCAGTGCTAATGGATAGCGTAGTAATTCTTTCATTTGTATCAATAACCGATGGAATAACCGCAAATAATTTTAATGTAATCTCATTTTGTAAGATTAACAGATAGTCCGTAAAGGAAGGTAAAAGCAAAACCCCTTCCTCTAATGAAAGAAGAAGGGTTTGCGAGGCGGTATTAGTCTGTAAGTAATTCACTACCTACAAATATAAATTAAATAGTTGGTGCTACAACAGTGATAGAAGCAAAGTTATCGAAAGGAGTACTTGTGAAAGATTCCAAGCGATATGCTTTGTGCGCTTCCTCAGCAGTGAAGGTAATGGTGTAACCATTCAAGTCACCTTTTGCAGTTCCTGTTGATGTAGTCATAGCGGTAACTTCTGCACCATCAGCCTTTCCAACCATCCAGATGTTGTTGTTGTTATCTTGAACAAAAACAATAAGACGATTTTTAGCAACTAATTCTAATTGCTTTCTGCGTGCAGCACTCAATGCAAAGAATGTAGCGGCAACAGTTTGCGTATAGAATATTGTACCATTCTCAACGCTTGAAGCTACTTCCTCATTGAAGCTACCAGTGTGCTTAGGGCAAGTATATTTGTAGATGGATGCGGTAGGCAAAGTATCTACTTCTTCATCACCATTAAATGCAACACCACTCAAAAAGTCAGCGTGTTGTTGCAAGTAGATTGCTTTGATACCACCGATTGTGTCTTTACAATCAAGGGTAAATCCTGCGGTTAATTCACAAGGAGGACACATATTATTATAATTTTTTTATAGTTAGTTAAAATAAAGGGAAGGCAGAGTTAACCACCTTCCCCTTTACTTGTGGTTATATTAATCGTTGTAGCAATAAACAACGTCACCCAATACACCTACTTGAACTCCAACACGGAATCTCATAGCCATACGTACGTTATCGGATGCGTCAGTCAAAGACATATCTACAACTTTCACCTCAGCGAAATCGGAGTTAGCATCAACACCTACGAACAAGTTAGTGTCTTGTGCTGCGATTACTGTTCCATTGCTGATACCAGGACAAACATAAATGTCATATCCGTTGAACTGCAAATTGAAATCGGATGAAGCTTGGAATTGTTGCAAATAACCTTCGGCAGCAACTGCTTGACGATAGAACTGAGCAGACTGGCGATTCATATACAACTTAGTTGATGGACTTCCAATCAATGCAGTTGGCAAGTTATCAATTACTTGATTCAAGTTTTCGATGATAGTTCCAACAGTCATTACTCCACCTGTTGCAGACCAACCTGCACGATAGTAAGTAGAAGCTACGTTAACTACTTTTTCGAATCCATCGAATGCAGGGTAAGTAGAACCAACAGTGGTGTTACCTTGCCAGATTGTGTACTCAATGTTTTCAGCAACTTTTGCAGCAGCATATCCAATCAAGAAATCTTGAAAGTTAGCAGGAACTACATCATTGATGAAACCGCGACCAGTTTGAGAAGCTTCAAAGTCACGTGCAAATTCTTTTTTGCACAACTCCAAATTAACTTTCAAATCACTCACAGTCAATACTGCCTCATCCAAGTTCAATGATCCAACTTGTGAGAAATCACAAGAAGCAGATTGAACCAAAGAAGCAGCGTTTGACAACTTCTTCAAGACAGCTTTGTATTTTACACCCTCTTTAAGAGTAACGTATCCTTTTGCCAATGTATCCCCTGAAAGGATGGCAGCGTTGATGTACGGTAACGCTAATTCACCTGCGTAGGTTGAATTGTTAATGGTCAATGAATCAGCCATTTTTTTTCTTTTTTATTTATTATTTGTATTTGTTTATAATTGAGAAGATTCTGTTTTTAGAATCCATTTTAGCCAAATCAATTGGTGCGCTCTTTTGAGCAACTGCAACAGACTTCTTTACTGAATCAACAGCAGGTTGCTTTGACATCTTTTCGATGGTAGCAGAAAGAGTTTCTTTCTCAGCATTCAAAGAAGCAATCTTCGCTTCAAACGCTTCAACCAAAGAGTTGATTGTTGATTCGAACTCTTCGCGACTTACTCCATCGAAAGCAGCTTGTTTTTCTTCTTCGATTTCGATTTCAACCTTTGGCTCTTCTTCAACTGGCTCTTTGATTTCAGCAATGACTCCACCGCTTACCACGATTACTTTACCCTCAGCAGTTGTGTGTTCTCCATCGGGAGCAGGAACGGGATTTCCGTCTGCATCCATTACGAATAGTTCGCTACCAACTTTGAATTCAGCATCGGGAGAGTAAACCTCAGTGCCATCAGCAAGAATGGCCATTGCCATCTGTTGCTCTTTTTTGATTTCTCCGTCTGCTGAAAGTTGAATGCCGAATGCCTTCAATCTATCTGCATACTTTGAAACGATTTCTGTGACTTTGTTCATATCTACTTTTTTGTTTTTCTAATTATAAGTAGCAAAACCACTACTTTTGTTCCCGCATAGTTTTTGTTTAGGTTCATTTGTTTAGTTGTTACAACAAGAAAGCCCCCCAAACGTGGAGGGCTTTTTTGTCGGGTAAACAATACACCTGCACTCGGTGTAATCTTACAGACCGCTTAACTCATTTTCGAGTTCTTTCATTATTTTTTCAATCTCCTGCTGCGTCATATATTCATCGCTGATTTCTGTAAAGAAACCTTCAAGTGAAAAGCCTTTTACATCGCCCTGCTTAATAGATGCCCACACCTCATCGTTATCTATCTTCATCCCAATGCACCAAGTACCTTCCGGAAAGGAGAATCCAAAGTTTTGGCTCTTATCATATTGACCTTCGGTTATCCAAGACTCCACAACTGTACATCCTGCAACTGGTATCTCGTGTTCTAAATTGGAGTTATGGTGCATATTGCGTTTAAGATATTCTTGTGCTATCTTATTGATGGTGTCTTTGCTATATTTACAATAATACTCCCGTCCAACGGCATCAACTCGGTAGATCAATTGTTCGGGAATCATCACCGCACCATACACCATCTTGCGCTCACCTTCTTCAACCGCAGCCTGTTGGACTTTGCGTGTCTTGGATAGTGCTACAAAATCCACCTCAATAGCAGGATTTTCAACAAGGCTCATTGCGTGTACTCCAAGATATCCACTATCATCAATGGTGTACTCAATAACTTTAACTTCTTCTTCTTTCATTTTATTTAATTAATTTTGATTGGTCTAAAATCTTCTGTTGTGCATCTTGTGCGCTGGTTACGTTAGTAGCTAAAACGTAGGTTTGTAACGGTTGAGCTTTCGTTTGTCCATTGTTCAAGAAAGATAAATCCAATGCAGGTGCAGATGTAGAACCACCACCGCCTCCACCCATTGCACCACCGCCACCGCCACTCATACCTCCACCTGATGGAGCAGATGCGCCACCGCTTGGATTAAATTTAGTCGCTGCAATTTTAGCAACTCTTGCTAAACCTGCTGCCACTGCTATTGCTGCCATCACCGCAGGATAACCTGGAAAACCTATTGTAATTGGAGATTTTGCTGCTGTTGTAAATGCGTTCGCAGCACCTTCATAGGTTGCGATGGATGCTTGTGCTATACCTAAGGCCTTGTTTATTTGGAAAGATTTTTTAGCATTAACTATACCGCTATCAGTAAGTAGACTATTCAAGTCCATTAGACCGCCAAGAACTTGTTGAGCAATTTGTAATCTTGCATTTTTTAATGCGATTTCCCCCTCTAAAATTGTTTGCCTCTTTTTTTCTTCAATTGCTATTTCAGTTGCTGCTCTTGATTTTGCTAAATCCTCACTCATCTTGGATAAGTCAAGACCTGCTGTTCTTTCAACTTCTAAACGTGTAGCGTTTCTACTTTGAATTTCTTTTAACGCACCAACTGCTGATTCTCTTTCCTTTTCTTGTGTTTGTAATTTTTGCTGACTATTTGACTCTTGCTTTTTAGTTAAATCAGTTTCCTTCTTATTTAATTCAAGAATTTGTACTTCATATTCAGCAATCTTTCCTTTTAACGAATCAATGTTTTTCTTTTGTTCATCAACTTTTTCTTTACTCGCCACCAATCCAAATAACTCCCCAGTCTTTTCCAATGCCATACCAATCAAGGCTTGACCTCCGATGATATATTTGGCTTGTCTTTCTGATGATTTTTTTTGCGAGGCCTCCTGTTCTTCTAATACTTTTAATTCAGCTTCCAATTGGTTTTTAGAATCCTTTAACGCTTGTGCAGTTCTTTGCCTTCTAATAGCAATAATTTCTTTTTCAGCAACACCCAATGCACGTAATTTTCTTTCTTCTAAATCAAATGCTTTAAGGGCTTCTGTACTTGCTGCACTGGCTTGTCTTGTTGCCTCCGATAGTTGTTTAGTTTGATCAGTTACAAAAGGCATTGTTTGACCATACTCATATAACGCAAGACCAACTGCTGTTAATGTTGCTGCAATTAAAAAAATTGGATTTGTCAATAATGATTTTCCAAGATTCACAAAGGCAGTTCCAAGACCTTGAATACCACTGATGATGTCATCCATCTTGACATCTGTAATTGCAGATGCCATTCCATCAAGTCCCGTAATTGCTGCGCCAAAATCTAAATTCATCAATGATGAACCCACCATTGAAAAAGAATTATTCAATCTCTCCAATGGATCACCTGCAACTGTATTAACAGACCTTCCTAAATCTTGAACCTTATCAGTTAACGCTCCAAGTTCACGTTGAATCTTATTGTATTCCGCAGTACCTTCTGGAAGCCTTGCAAGTTCTTCCCTTAATTGACGCATTTGCGCCCTTAATGATTGCGTTTTTTCGGTTGCGTTACCTTGTAATTCGAATTCTAAAACTACCTTATTGTCAGCCATTGAAAATCATTTTTAATAATTGATATGTTCCCCAAATTAAAGTAGCAACAATCGTATAATTGATGCCTTTTGTTAGCCAATTTGGTAGCTTATTTTCGTGCGATGGATGGGTTGACTTAATGCCCATCTTTTGCATCTCGCAAATGTTCTTAAAGGTTTGCTGTGGATTATTCATAGTGATACTGATTGTAAATTAATTGACCGCCAACAAAAATATTGTCTTGTGGATACGTGTCATTTTTTAAGAGTAAACGTGGTGCAAAAGTCAATCCGCTAATGTCAATATCGAATTCAAAATTGCCTGAGAATGTTTCAAGATTTTCGCTAACGATAATCGCATCTTTGATAGATAACACCCCTGCTGATGTAGCCAAATGAAGGTTGAATTCAACTACTCCATTGCCATCAATACCGAGATTGATTTGTCCCACTGTCAACATCAGTTTAGCATACCAAACAGAATCATCTGGCATAGTGATGTATGTACCCGAATTGGTTAGCGTTATTGGTGTGGTATCATTGGTGAAATCACCGCTACCATTTAGCTGAATTATTCCAGTTTGGTATTCACCTGCATACGTGCCACCGCTACCAATGGTCACACCTCTATTGATTGCCCTTGCTGAATCTCCAAGTACAAATACACTTCCCAAATTAGCAACAACTACATTATTTGACCCACTAACAATTGAACCATCATTTGATCCACCAACAAAAACATTACTACCATTTACAAAAGTTCTTTCATTAGTTTCTTGAACAATTGCATTATCAGCGATATATGCTGCTTTATTAACTGGTATTGTTTCAAAATTTGAAAGAGTAGTGGTAACATCGGAAAACATTTTAGTTCTTCCTCCTCTACCTTTTGCATCTCTTGGAGTTGCATAGCATTCACTACCTACCCAATAGTAACCATACGCATCACAGCACGATTGAGTAGCTTCCGCAGGTGCGCCTTCACTATCTAAAAAGTTTACTGATCCATCTATATTTATTGTTGGCCCTGGAATAAGTAAGCAATCGGGTTGTGCGCTCACTACCTTGATGAGTCTCACCTTCACACTCTCCTGCATACCTACCACATAATCACTAATTTCAAGAATTCTCCAATACGCATCTTTAATAAAGATTTGGTCATTATACTTGAATTGATAAATGTCTGCAAATTCGAGCGCAAAATATGCCTCTAATACTCGTGCATCAGGTGCGTAAATGTCAGCTATGTAATCGTTCCAATAACGTGCGTAAAGTGTTTTCCACGGAGTAGTATCAACGTAGTGTAATGGAGTTTCTTGACCAAAGTTCAAATCTTCATCAGCAATGGTTGGAATAACAGTTGTATAATGGCTAAACAACTCCAATGTGATTAATACATATCCTTGCAACGTATCATTAAAGATTTTGAATGTGATTTGGTCATTGGTCTTGTAAAGAATTCGAGGCCCAGGTGCAGCGAATTGTCCATTTGCGGATTGAAATTTAGGTATTGGATAGTCACTACCTTTAATTGTATTTAAAGGAGTAGCACCAAACATTATTTCAGTTTTTTGCTCTTTTGTAGCAAAGTCATTTTCGGGATCAATCAATAACAATCTACCATATACACGCTCACCTTGCGCATTGTAAAGCTGATTGTAATAGTCATTCATTGCCTTATATGTCCACGTATTTTGTTGCGCTTGATAATCAGCAGTTGATGTTAATGTGATGTCTTTGCTAATGTCTAATTTATTCGACCAATCTTTTGAATTGCCTTGCGATAAATATTCTTGAATGGGCAAAAATGTCAATAGTTTTGGGTTAACATCATCTGGAATCACAACAAGATTAAACATCTTGAATAATGATGACATAAACTCACTGCATTTCATTACAGGTGCGTTTGCACTCCAATCAATAATATTACCATACAATGGTTTTGATATGTCCAATGTACCTACCTCAAATGATGAAATAGTAAATGTTATTAAAGGATTTAGATTTAATGCTTGTTGGTAAACATCATTTGGAATATAAATCATAGGTTTAATTGTCCAACCTTGTTGAACAAAAGATGATGAAGTTCCAGTTGATAATGTTACATCTGTATTTGTATTATAAATATTATCTCCAGTATTTGGGTCTATTGATACCAAATTTATATATGCTGAATTAATCATAAAATAATTAGACGTACCATCGCTTAATATAAAACCCATCTTTATAGACGAAATTGGCAAATCTGTTTGAATAGTCATATTTCCAGAAACAACGTAACTACCACTAAATGGGGCTGTATATATATTTCCTGCACTTACATTTGAACCTGTGTCTATATCAATATTTAAAGTTGGTAATTCAGCAACGAATGAACTTCCACCATTTGTAAAATTTGTTAATGTAAAATCATTTGTATCAATAGTAATTGTACCGCTATTGGTTAATTTAAACCGTGCCGTATCAGGATTTCCTTGTTGTGCTATTAAATCACTTTCTCCAATCCAAGGAATCCACATTTTATCAAGCTGCTCTACAATTGTAGTGCTATCTCCATCATTAAATTGGAATCCACTTAATGCGAATATCTTATCAAATATGTATCTTGACCTTACAAATGGAGTAAGTTCACCAACCTTTGGAACAACCGAAGCTAACTCACTCATTATATTACGAGTTCCGCTATCACTGACATTCATTACCCAATTTTGGCCTTTATCGGTTAAACCAAGATATACGTCATCTGTGGTATTAAAATCGGTTATAGTATCGTAAGAGACAACAAAATCAAAGTCAGTTTGCAACTCACCTGCTATATAGTTTTTAAAGTCAGCATCTCCAATGGTCTTGAAGAAATCCACCACGTTACCAAAGAAAACAATCTCCAAATCAGTTACCTCTCCATTGGTTGTATACGCAGCTTTAAACTGCACATATCCATCTATAATGGGAATAGTATCAACTGTGATTGATGCGTTGATTTTTCGCTTTGGATTGAAGCCACTGAATTGAAAAGTGTTTTCTTGTATGAATCCAAAAATCTTGGCATTGGTCTCAGTAAATGGAATGCGAAAAGTCCTTGAATAGTTACCTCTTGGGGTGAGGTCTTTGATGTCATTAAACGAGTAATTCAATGAGATGTTTTCGTTCTCATAAAGGTCAACCAAATAAGGTGTAAGGTCGCCCTGAGTGTAAAGTATTAATGCTGTTTCCATTTCTTAAATTTATGGGCAGTTACCGAATCCAATTGTTACATAGATATTGCCGCTATATGTTCCCGTTCCCCATGAAGGTAATTTTAAATCAAAGTAATTCAATGGAGCTGTTGCTGATGTACCCCATACACCTGTGGCAATTATTGGAGTTCCTGCATTTTGTAAATCAAAATAAGTTATCGAACCTCCTCCCAATTGACTACCTAACTTAATCCATCCCAATTTAGCACTTGTTGTTGCAGGTGCAGGAGTGTTATTGGTGTAATCTATTTGTACATAATAAGTCTCACCTGCTACTGGGCCAACTGCACCATCACTAACTGTAACGGTTATGAAACGCCCAGCAGTTGCACTTGTAACCACTAAATTACAAGCATCACCATAATTACTACCCACTGTTATTTGAGTGCTGCCACCACTCTTTGTAAATGTATCAAAGAAGACGCAGGGATCAGGGCCTGGTATTGGATACTCGGAAGCAGTGATATTCAGCGTATCATATTCGTTCGCTAATTGCAGTCTCAATTGTTGGTTATATTTGCGACTATTCCTCTCGCGTCTCATCAAGAAATTATTGTCCTCAACTACAACTGGCAAGATGTTGTAACCATCCACGTTATCATCAACCATCCACACCGATTTCGATTGGAATAAATCTTTCATAAATTTAAACTCGGACTCCGTTACCCAATCGCTTGTTAAGTTAATGAATGTCTTAACAATAGGCTCTCTTTCAGTGAGTGACCTTGAATAGTTCTTGGTCTCAAATGGACTTGATGCAGTCGCACCATTATAGTCACCAAGATATTGTTTATAGCGTTTCTTTTCTACCTCAATGCTACGCTCGTTCTTTTTGATGAAAGAGAAACTATCCCATCCACCTTTTTGGTTTAACCAATAAACGTGGACTGGATTGTGCTTACAATCATCATCTATATAAAATCCATATTTCGCAGATATCTGAATATTTGTTAGCCCACCATATGCAAAGACTGTCCAAAATGTAGTCGCATCCGCTTCGTCTTGGTCTATATATCCCCCCAATAAATTCTTCAAACCAACTGGCAAATGATACAATGAACCTGCGCCATAGTTGTAAGGAATGTTAAATGATGTCACTACATTGTATTCGTTATCATAAAGGTCGAATTGAAAGCCAGTAACTGTCCCACTCGGAAAGATGTAATTGTTATTCAAATAAGTTGAATCATCACCTATCCAACTGAGAATCTTAAATGCGCTATCTTCTGCGCCTGTCACGTTTGACCTTGATACTCTTTGCCAATTGATAACCTCTTGTTGTAATGCCAAAGGAATGTTGATGCGTGACGCTATGGTCTCAGCGTTGAAGCCTATTGTATTGTCGAAACATTCGCTTAGTGCAATGGGTAAAGTTTCATTGCTACCCATCACCAAAAAGTTTCCTTTGCCCTTTCCGTATATGCACATCAAATCATATGTGACCATCACAGATAAATCCTCAGTAAATACCCCTGCGACATCATAACCTTCATACAATTCAATTTCAAAAGTGTTGACCATCATTTTGTCACTCAACAGAGGTTCGGTTATTTGAATGAGAATATCATCGCTATCCGGTATAACCAATGATGTTGGTACTAACTGATTAAATATAGTTTTAGCATTGAACACACCACTACCTGCTGCGTTTGGTGCAATGTAAAATTTGTATTCGTTATTTGTTGCGTTATCAACTATGTTTACCACGTACTTAAACCCACTATTGGCGAACTCGGATGAGGTCATTGTAAACGATGTATCGTTGTTTGAATAACACAAACCCTTGAATTCACTTGATCCTTGTGCGGTTAACCCTGTTAATGCTGTACTATATGCCATTATAATTTTATTTTACCTTGTAAATTTTCCTCAATTGCTATTGTTATCTCACCCTTTAATGCAGCTAAAAATCTATCATTAAAATCCACCACCGTCTCGTTCACTGCATCTCTAAAATAGAACAATGGTTTGATTCCTCTCCGTGCTATTGACCTTGCTATCTTACTTGCCATCCAATCGGTAGCATCTTCTTTCGCTTTTGGAGTTGCGAATTTCTTAAATGCCCCATTTGGCTCACGTGGTTGAATACGTTTAATCTTCATCCAGTTACGAATTGCATCCACATCAACTGACTTTTTTCTAAATGAAAATCGAGAATTGTTATTAACCTGATAACCATTCACACCTTCCTCAACAAATACTGAATACTCACTTGCTGTTCCTTTCGCAAAGAAGTCAATGCGCTTGTATTTATTGTCATAACGATAAGTTAGTGACTTACGTAAGTTATCACTCGCCACTGCTCTACGCTTCTTTCCATTCACCGTACGATATACCCCAAGATTGAGCATCGCACGTTCAACAACCTCCTGCCCAAATTCATTCATCAATGCAGTGATTGGATTAGTAGCCATTGGTGAAATTTAAGAATGCGGTATTACTATCTTGAATTAAAAGGTCAACAAAGGCATCAATACCTTTGTCAGTTAGTGCATTGCGGAATGGTGCGTAATCATCACTCGCATCGAATCCAAAAAAGATATTGTACTCTAAAACGTGAATGGTTGTCACACCATTTTTTTCATTAATTGTATATCTCATATTTCTACCTGACATGATAAATTCATCACCCTTCCACTGGTTGCAGTTGCGTTATTAACTGCCTTTATACTGATGTCATCCCCTGCGCTAAACGATACTGAATTTGCACCGCTATTCGCTTCCGTTCCACTTGCACTACCTGCTGCAATGGTTGTAACCACTGAGGTGTCAACTTGGTTTTTTCTTAATGTCAAAACCAAAGAACCAGTAGCACTTTGTGAGGTGTAAATTTTTACGTAAAATTTTGAGAATGTAGAGGCAGCAGGAGCAACGGTGAGCCTGTTAGCTTCTGTTGTTGAAAAAGTCGCACTGCCAAAAGTTATATAAGTGGTAGTTGATGCATTGACAGCATTATCTAAAAAGGTGACTAAAAAAGATTTTGAAGTGGATACCGATGGAGTTGTATTAACCCACAACCCACTCGTTGAATTGTAAGTTAATATTTGACCATTCGATGGAGATGTAATTAGCACCCCTTCATCTTTATTGATGTTACTACCTATGGTTGGTCTAACCTGCAATGTGCCATTCGCTGCTGCGTGAATAACAATAGCAACCTCAATTATATTATTTGGTGCGCTTGGAATTGTAGTAGTGAATGCACCTGCACTTGTTGTACTTGCGTAAAGAATATCCCCATCTACATACGCAGATGTGTTTACATTTCTAATTTGTCCAAAGTGAACAACCATTCCATCCGCTCCATCTAAAATAGCTTCGGCAGTGACACCCATCAAGTATTCACTTGGGTAAGTTCCATCTGCTAAAAAAGGTGCTATCTTAATTCGACCACTTGCGCCAAGTGTACCATCTGCACGTACTACCGTTCCTTTTGGAATAGTGCTACCAGTTTGATTTTTGGCAATATAAAAAACATCTTCAAGAATTCTCCCTGTTGTGCCATTCATCACAAGTTGAACGGTATTATGGTCAGTATCCCAAGACATTGTACCTTGCGTGGTTGGAGTGCCTGTTGGTGTGGTATCAAAGTTAATGAACCCAGCATCTAATCCATATTCGCCCAAGTCAACATTTGAAGTCGCACCTGTGTAAGGCACACCACCCCCACCCCCCGACATTGGTTTCCACGTGTTATCCCCTGCCAAGTAATCGGTAGAGGATGCAGGATCATTGGTTGTGTATTGCAGTTTTTTCATTACTCTCCAATATATGGTATCTCACACGCATTCCACTCGTAATCTACTGTGATGTCAATGGACAATTGAACACCTGTCAACACGTGGCTAAATTCTTCGATAAATGGTTGTGCGCTGATTGGTTTTCCCAAGACTACTGACTCATCAAAGATGCTCCCATTCTCCAACATCGCAACAAAGTCACCTGCCAACTGGATGCACTCACTCATTGACTGCCTTTGATACTCCGTCTTATCATCTTTGTCACGTGGAAGGTCAGCGAAATAAACATCAAATGAATAGGTCAACGCACCTGCATCAAATGAAAATGATGTTGGTGTAACGTGCATCCACGGCCATTCGCCTTCTTTCTCCAAGTCAGCTTGTGATATTTGTCCGTGTGTGAACCTGCGAAGGAGTGCGTGTGTATTGGCGAATTGTTCGAATTTGCCAATAACAACATTGTATGTGTATAGTGAAGATGCGCTCATATTATTTAAGTAGCTTTAATGGTCTGTTTTAGACATCAATTGTTTTTGAAAGTTGTAATAATCTATCCGGTACGATAAGTGTGCAAAGATGGTAGACGCTTGTGTCTCTGTAATGGCATCGAACTTGGTTATATCTCTGTCGGCAAGTTCTTCAATTATGTGAAACCATCCGTATCTTTCCGCTAATTCGCTTGTTGCAACGCTTCCTCCATCATCTTCATCGCCTTCGTCAAGTTCTCCTGTATCTGCGACTCTAAAAAAGAGAGGGAAGTGTTCACCAATTCTTTTTCGATATTCGAAAAAAAAAGCAGCGCACCATTCGCAATTGATAACGGCATAGACTCAAAGTCCTTTGCGTTCGCTAAGTGATCCGCAGTGTACTGCTCAATCTTGTACTTTGTTCCAATCTCCGAACTGATTGGTCGGTAAAGGATTGAAAGTAACTTGGGTAAGCTCTTGGGATAGTCCTTATTATTACTGTCAAGGTCAAGCCATTCACCAAATGACATTTTATTGATGTCGGGAATGAATCCATATCCCTTCCATTTGAGCTGATGATTAGCAAATGGATTAGCAATGACCTCACGAAAGGCAGTGATAGCTTTCTCCATATCTTCGGGAGTAAGTTGCCTCACGAAGTCTTTTGGTTGTCCCAAGATAGCGGACACTTGGCCTACATCATTTCCTTCATTATTCAGGAAGTCAACGTATTGCTTAACAGTGATGGTGTTATAGTCAAGTGATACTTTAATCTTTTGCATTGTTAACCTCCTCCAATACTTTGTTTATCCATTCGTCAAATAGTACACTCATCTCAGTTTTAGCAAGGCGTTTGCGTTGCTCTTTTTGTTGTAACCACAACCCGAATAACACACACATAGTGTAAGTGTGTTTGGCTGTATCTTTTGCTTGTTCGTTATCCATCTATCTTTATTTGATTATCATTTAATATCTCGTAGAACTTTTCTCGCAGCTTATCAATCGCATCCACCTGCTCACCTGTATAGTTTTCGCTATTGTACTTGATTTGTCTTCTCATCTCTTGGTCGAATTCCCATAACGCAATATACACCCCATTCAAGTTGGTGAATCTTTTGTGCGCCTCAATGTCTGTTGGCTCGTCTAAATCAAATTCGATTATTGCTCTCATTTTGTTCAGTGAATTGCTTACAATTTGTCCGATATGATTATTTGCACTGGGTCACCATGCGCACCTGTCAACTCAGTCATTTGTTTTGGATTACCATATACTCGGCTCAATAATGTCTCAATCGAATAAAGCGAACCTTTCTCAATACTTTTACGCATCGCATTAGCAATGGTCTTTTCCAAGACAGTTGCATCTTGATTATCCCATACCAATTTAAGTTCATCCATACTCATTGCCATCATTGCCTGAATAGTATCATTGACCTCTGATAATTTATATCCGTGTTCTTTGAGCAAAGATACATATTTTCGAGGCCTGCCATTTGGATTGCCTGATTGTCCTTTCTTCCAAGACTTTAAATTATCTTCTTTAGCCATTGTTTTTTCATTGTTTTATATTATATTTGGCTCATCATTCAACGGAGTGATGTTTCAACATATACTCAAAAGGGGGAGCCATTTGCCCCCTTTTTTTATTTATATAACCTGCCCATTCTTTTTGATTACTAATGCAGGGTCAAGCTTTCTCATTCTATCTACAATCACTTGGCAATACTTTGGGTCAAGTTCCATACCATAGCATTTGCGTTTTAGTTGGTGCGCTGCAACCATTGTAGAACCTGAACCTAAAAATAAATCAAGAACTGATTTTGCTTTTGGATTATGATTTAATCCGTTTTCAACCAATTTTATAGGTTTCATTGTTGGATGTAATTCAGACTTTTTAGGTCTTTCAAAATCCCACACATTTGTTAAAGTTCTATCATCTGTGAAAGTTTCACCTGATTTATTCCAACCAAACCAACACACCTCATTTTTATTTTGATATTTACCTCTACCTAATGTAAATTGATCTTTATTCCATACTATCATTGTTGAATTATGCAATGCTTCATCTAACGCTGTGAACATAATTCTACCGTCTTTTCCTGGACCTGCCCAACAATATACAACCCCATCACAAAATAATTTAATATTTGATACAAAAGAATTGCAAAAGTTTTTAAAGTCTGCACTACTCATATTATCGTTTTCAATATCTCTTTGTTTAAATTTTGGGTGTTTTATATTGCCGTAGTTGATATTATATGGTGGATCAGTAAAAACCATATCAGCTTTTTGTTCATCCATTAACTTTGCCACTGAATCACTATCAGTACTATCACCACATAGTAAACGGTGTTCACCTATCTCAAATAAGTCTCCCAATACAATATCAGTTTCAAGACCTCCTTCTGGTGCATCGAAATCATCTTCCACTGCATCCAACTCTACCATATCGCCTTCAAAGTTTGGAATATCTAAGCCCCATTCATTTAACTCATTCTCATCCCATTCATTGGCTATCATATCCCAATCCCATTCACCATAACCAAGATTGTCTTTAATAATAAATTGGCGCTGTTGTTCCTCAGTCCAGTTGGTTACAATGATTGGAATTTCTTTTAGTCCTGCTTCATTGCAAGCTTTCAATCGCATATTGCCACCCAATACAATCATATCTTCATTAACAATGATTGGTCGTTTGTCTAACATATCGGGAAACTCTTTAATTGAGTTCACCAACTTTTTGAACTTATCATCTTTAACAAGACGAGGGTTATTTGGATTGTTCTTTACTTTCCATATTGGAACGTATTCAATTTTGGCAATTTTATTCATATTCATTAAGTAGATAAAAATCTATATTTTATTCAAATATAGTTAATATAATTTAATCCAGAGAATAGATCCTGAGCTAAAAGAGAATGAGAATATCCCACTGATAGTTACATCAGTTGTCATTCACTCTCTTTGCTTAAAAGTTCATTCAATCCGTCGAATGAGTCCTTTCGCTTTCAAGTTTCAAAGTATCACCGTTGACCTTTGACATGGACACTACTTTAACACGATTCTCGGCTCGTGTGATGGTCTTGCGGCTTTGTCCTTAATGCTACCGCTGCGCTGTGCCATCATCCCCTTGTAACGCTTAAAACAATCACCCAAACGTATTTACACCGCCAATGATTGAGTTGTAGTCAGGACAGGATTCGAACCTGTACGCAAGGATCAACGTGTAGCCTTGCTCTCTTATTCGTTATAGCGTCTACCATTCCGCCACCTGACTAAAAAAAACTCCCCCAATCGTATTAACTTGTTGAGGGTTATAACGAAAGGGGGAAAACGTGTAACCACTCAACGGCACAAATATAGAAATTAAATATTATATTTCAAAAAAATATTTTATTTTTTACTCATTATTTTTAAACAATTCCACAATTGTCATTGCCAACACAACAGGCCAACAAATAGCGGTAAAGATTACTCCCAAAATATTTTCACGAGTAAAAGGTAGGGAGTGGTACCGGATTGCTGCCAGCATCAAGCCAGTAAGTAATAAGGCGATCAGTGAATGCCACATAAAAAAAGAAGCTACAAGGTTGCTCATCACTATTGAGATTTAGATTTTCTTCCACGTTTTTTCTTTTTAGGTTGCTCCTCCTCCATAAGTAGCACCTCCTCGCTTTTGAGTTGGTTGTGAAGGTCATCCACCATCTTTTTAACGCAAGGAATACAACTGCTCACCTTTCCTTTACTACCCTTCATCATCTCATCAAATTCAGCAAGAAGTCTGCGCTGTGGATCAGTCAATACATTGGTTGCCTTAACGGACTCCACTAACTCTTTTGCTTGTCCTTTCTTTTCTGCGTCTACCACAACAGGCCATTTACCCGCAGGGCAATCTTGGAAGGTCATCTTTGTTTTCAAATCCAAGAAACACCCACAAGGTTTGAAGGTCACACCATCCAAAGTTACAGGTGTAGCGAATGGATTAAGTTTATTTAATGGAGTGCCACAAGTTCGTGTTGTGGAATTGTAAACTGGACACTCTCGACAAATAGCCATTCGCATATTGGCCATCTCAATGATTTTATTCATATCACTATTGCTTTTTTAATTTCGTTCTTAGCGTATTTAACGGCGTTATAAAGGACTTTCTTTGGTATGCCTGTATCAATGCTCAAATCATTATATGAAAAGTCATTTAAGGCATATAAATAAAACACCTCACGTTCAAAGAAAGGAAGGCGAGAAATCAATATATCTAATTGTTCATTTGTAATGCGATCACCTAACCACACAGTAACCGATTCGTAGTCTCGCAATTGTGATTCCGTTGGTTCATCACTCATCTGGTTGAACTTGCGAATGGTGTTGTGGTAGTGACTGCGATTAGACCAGTGCGCAATCTTTAATGCGTGATTGATGTAATGCTCACTATTCCTTATCTCATTGCCATTTTCAAAAATGCAAAGTAAAGTATCGTGCAGAAGGTCATCCGCTTCGTAAACGTTACCGCTACAAAGATTGATGGCTAACCGCCTATGCTGCTCATATTGCGTTCTTGAAATATGCATCTATCAATTTAATGGCATCTTCCGAGCCTTTTACATAAGTAGCATAATAGCCACGTTTGTTCAATTGCTTAATCCATTCCTTTTGCTCCTTGCTTACAACACCTTTATCCGTCTTAACTTCGATGAATAACCCGTGATATTTTTCGTTTGGTTCGCATATTTGAAGGTCGGGAAACCCTTTAACGTAGCCAGTCATCTTCATCTTGATGGCCTGCTTCATACTCGTGAACATTCCCCCTGCTGAGGCGCAATAAAGTGCATTTGGGTACATTACTTTGATATATTGGACTATTGTAAACTGAACACCCGCCTCCCCTGCCAATGGTTTTTTGGCTCTTGGCTTCATTGATTGGAGAATTTTTCCTTTCATTGGACTAAATTAAGATGAAATTTAATAGGTTGGACAAAAAAAAATGCATCTGGAAACCCCCGAAAACATTGGAAAACTAAAAATATTTTAATTTTTTTCTTGACATATTAAAATTTATTTCTATATTTGTCAAACAAACAACGAAACAATTAAACAAATGAAAACAGAACAACAACTTCTTGCAGAATTCAAAGCATTCTTTGAACAGGCTCAAATCGAAGCTAATAATAAAGTAGAAATATCTTTGAATGTGGATGCTGTAAAAAAATTGAAATCAGTTACAGCAGAGCTAAAATCTTATAGCATTGAAGATGTCACTCCGAATGGATATGGCATATAAAACAGAAAAAGAATTAAATGTAATGAGTCGAATTGAAATGGCTCATTACATTCTACAAATAACGCAAACTGATATTTGTAAGGATAAAAAGTATTGCAATTTGATTTTAAAACTTTATTTAAAAAAATGAAAAGACAAACAGCAGTGGAATGGTTAGAACAACAACTCAAAGAGATTCACGAAAAAAACAACTTAATCATTGAAGATTCAATTTGGGATACTGCAAAAAAAAAGGAACAATCACAAGCTACCGATGCTTGGTGGGATGGATTTAGAACAATAGCAATTAAAACAACTTAAAAAAAAACAATATGTATCAAGTTCACATTTTCAAAGGCTTTCATCAACAAGCCATCAACTGCGAATCATTGGAACAGGCGAACGCAACTGTTATGGATTACGCTAACCAACGTGGTATCAAATACCACACTGATGAACACGGTTACTGCCATGCTTATTCTGGCACGTATCACGTTAATGGAGTTGAGGCATTTATCTTTCAAATTATCTAATATGGGAAAGATGCAGTACAAAAAAGTCGAAATCTATGGCACTGATTTGAGCCAATTCGATAAGGACAGATGTCCACTCAATTCAACTGTTCACGTATTGACCGTTAATCAAACCGTAGCAATAACATTTTTGGTCAACGAATTCTTAAAAGGTGATACCAATCAATGGTTGTTGTCAGTGGAAGAAGCAGAAGATTTGAAAGTCAAATTAAAAAATTTTATCGCATATGAAAAGTGTTAACCTAACCTACCCACGCAAGTTCATCTGCGTTCAATCATCCAGTTATCCAAGTGAGCAATTAGATTTTAACGCAATTGCTCAGCACATAGCTGACTCATCACCACGCAAACCATTTGAAAGAATGGAGGCATTACTCACCGAAAAAACCTATAAGCGATGAGAGATTGGAAAGAATTGGATGAGCAGGACTGCATTCAAAGGATGGATGCGCTCAATGTCAAAGGCAGTTATGGAGGTGCGACCTACATAGTTAACTCCATCAATGGCGAATTTTGGGAATGGATTATGCCAATTGCACAGGTACACGGACACAAATTAGATAACAAATTTGTTGTGTGGTACGATTGCCAAGATAAATTTATGCGATTGAGAGGGATCAATAAAGACAAAACCGCATCATCTTCGATGAAAATTTGGGAAGGTATAATGCCACCGCAGTTGTTATCAGTTTACAACGAATTAAAACAAGTAAAAATCAAAACCATAGAAATATGAAAACAAGTAAAATCAAGTCCATTCAAAACAATGGCACATGGAAAGACCTCTTTAAGTTCGAGGTAGAAATGGAAAATGGAGATGTCGGTGGATGCTTCGCTGCATCGCAGGAACCTCCCTTCAAAGTTGGAGACGAAAAGCAGTATGACTATACTCAAAATGGTAGGTACTGGAATATCAAATTTGCAAAGGAGCAGAAACCTGCGTGGAATGGTGGAGGTGGCAAGTCCTTTGTAAAAGAAGATAAGTCAGCAGATATTGCACGTGCGGTAGCATTGAAGGCAGCAGTTGACCTTCACAAAGGCGAAGGCGAACCCATCAACCAACAGATAGGGATGATATGCGCAACTGCTCAGGCTTTTGAAATCTATCTTACAAGCGGTGAAAATCCGTACAAAGATGCGATTGCTGATGGTAAATTAAACAACAGTGATGACCTCCCTTTTTAAGGGGGGACATCACGTTTGAGAGTCCCCAAGATTTATTTAACTATTTAAGAAAAAATTATGCAACGTAGAAAAATGACAAAGGAACGAATCAATGCTATGTGCAAAGATTTAAATAACCATAATTACACCAATATAGGTCAAGTGATGGTTCGTCATAAAATGGGTAAGCATTCTCCTGTTTATTTCCAACAAGCTGGAATCATTTGGAAAAAAGATGGTTATTGGAGAGGTCTTGAAAGAATACACGAGGATAGATTTTTGAAATTCAAAAAATATCAATCCAATTATTTTACACCATCGCAACCAACTTTATTCACTAAAACAAAAGTTAAGGTTGATCCGAAAAAAATAATTAAGGTTGAGCCAAGAATGGTAGCACCTCGCAAAAAAGCAACGCTTGGAATTGTCCAAAGATTAAAAGTATTATTCACTGGTAAACTATAAAGAAATGAAATTTAGAACACTTATAAGAACGCACTACCCATCTACCTACGAATTTGCAAAAGCAATGGGAGTGACTTGGCCTACTGGAAGGAAGTACGAAACCTATCCAATCACAATGTCTATTCAGCACATTGATAAACTATCCAAGATGATTGGAGTTGACAAATGCCAATTGATCTCATTGGCTGTGGCTGAAAATGAAAATGAACACGAACCTGTAAATTATTTGTAAGATGAGTAAACAAACAGCAGTGCAAATATTGGTAGAATCTATGACAACTTCGGATGTATCATTTTATTCAAAAGAAATAGCAATAGCACTACAAATCGAACGAGAGCAGATTATTGATGCTTATAATAGTGCAAGAAATGACCACCACCAAATGTATTTTGCAGATGAGTATTTTATTAAAACATACGGAGGTCAAGATGAATGAGATGATACTAAACGCAATTGATTCAATCGAAAAACAACTTGCACACCTGCGTCAGTTGGTGGTTAACCAACCAGAAGAAATGAAATCAATTGAAGAAACAAAAGTCATTGATGACATCATAAGCGATGCGTGTCTTAATTTGATGAATGTGAAATATAGCGAGATTCAAAGTAGAACACGCAGAAGGGATGTAGTTGATGCACGTGCTATTGTGATTGCCTTCAACTATTTCACGAACAACAAAAAGACTTTGAGAGATATTGGTGCGCCAGTTGGAGTTGACCATTCAACTGTCCTCCACTCAATTAAAAAGTTCTGTGACCTTTACAAGATTGATCCGCAATGGAGATTCATAGTGAATGATTTTTTTGAGGCATTCGAAAATAATGGCTATAATTGCACAACAACTAAACAATATTTGAACGATGGACATCAATACTTTAATATGCGAGGTACTCTCACTAAAAGAGAGAGTGATCCAGTTGGAAAGTCAGTTGAACAACCAACAAATAAAATCGAAAGGATGTCTTTTCACTGCGCCATCTCTTGAAGAAGTCGCTGATTATTTCCTTGAACGTATGCCCAATGCACACTCCGAAGATGCCCTTCATTTCGCTGATGTTTTTATCAGCCATTACACCAATACCGGTTGGAAGTATGGCAAGAACAAGATGAAGGACTGGAAGGCAGCAATGCGATCCGCTTGGGACTTAACTAAATTTGTAACAACTAAAAACAATCACAATGACACAATTGGTCGTATACAACGAAACAGCCTACACGAGTGGGTTAACGCATAACGAAAAGGCATACATAACAAGTCTTGAATCTTCAAAGATTTGCGATATTACGCTATCTATTTTCAAGCAAAGTATAGCGTATGGTATAGTACTATATGGTATAAAAAACCTGCCATCCGATGAAGAAACTAATCTTCTTTACGTGACAATGCAGACGCACTACCCATACCTCACCACAGGCGAAATGGCATTGGCTTTTCAACTGAATGCGGTTGGTAGCGAATGGACACGTGTGGAGTGTTTTGGGATGATGTCGGTTGCTTTCCTTTCCGATGTCTTGAAATCGTACAATGAATTCAAGATGAAAACGAATTTAGCACTCGATAAAAAGAAAGCTAAAATTGAATTGCCATCTAACACAAGTGATGAGCCAGTTGATTGGACTGAGACCTTCAATGAAGACATTCGATTGTGGAGAGAAAACAAAAGAGACTTTGTCTTGATGTTAGCACCAATGAAGGTTCGCACGTTCTACGATAAAAAGATTCTGCGTGATGAAATGTGGAGTGAAGATGAATGGAAGAAGTGGCAATTTATGGCGTATAAAAAAACATTGGATGCGCAATCAATGAGTGCGTATAAGGCCAAAAGATTGGATAAGATTACTCGCCAAAGATTCAAAGATGATTACCAGTGTGAATTGTCTCGCCTCATTTATGCTGATATAATGGATAGTCATATTTTGCAACAAAAGATAAAGGATGGGTTATGCGTGAAATAGTCTATAATGACAAACAAAAATTAGCATTAAAATATCTATCTATTGAGAGTGATATTTGGCAGGTGCTATATGGCGGAGCTGCATCAGGTGGAAAGTCATTTCTTGGTTGCGATTGGCAGATTAAACGCAGACTTAAATACCCAGGTACCCGAGGCCTAATAGGCCGCGCAGAGTTGAAGAAATTAAGGTTATCCACTATGGCTACTTTTTTTGAATTGTGCGCTCAATATGGATTAGTTGCAGGAAGGGATTATACGTACAATGGTCAAGACCATGTTATCAATTGGTATAATGGATCACAAACAATTCTAATGGACTTGGCAGATATGCCATCCGATGCAGAATTTCAGCGTTTTGGATCGATTGAAATCACAGACTACTTCGTTGATGAGGCAGGAGAGGTGAGCGAAAAGTGTATTGCGATTCTTGCCTCACGTGTGCGCTATAAATTGATAAATGATAAACCGAAAGGACTGCTAACTTGTAACCCACACAAAGGATGGTTATACAATGATTTCTATAATGCGAAAAGAAATGGCACGATAAGGAGTGACCGTGAATTTATACAGGCCTTACCCACTGACAACCCCCACATTTCACCTGTTTATCTTCAATCATTACAACTCCTTCCCGACATTGACCGCAAAAGATTATTGGAAGGTGATTGGGACTATGATGAGACCAAAGATAGACTTTACGAATACGATGATTTACTCCGATGCTTCCGACCATCCACTAATTTGGGAGACAAATTTATCACTGCCGACATTGCCCGAATGGGAGATGATAGGACAGTTATAGTTGTGTGGAATAATTTACACGCTGAAAAGTTCGTGGTGTTAAAACACAAACCAATTAATGAGGTTGTGGATACCATCAATGACCTTATCAAAAATCACTCCGTAAGACTTTCTAACGTACTGGTTGATGAGGATGGTATTGGAGGGGGTTGCAAAGATTATCTCCATTGCAAAGGGTTCTTGAACGGATCAAAAGCGGTGCGTGACAATTATATGAATCTCAAAAGTGACTGCTATTTCAAGTTAGGCGAATTGATAAGTAGCAACGCCATCACATTTGAGTCCACTCACAAGGACACAATTGTAAAGGAACTTGAAATGATTAGAAGGGAAAAGATTGATAGTGATGGAAAGCTGCGAGTGACAAATAAAGAAGATTTGAAAAAGAGGCACGGTATCTCTCCTGACTTTGCAGACGCAATAATGATGAGGGCATTCTACGAACTCAAAAAGAATTTTGGAAAGTACGCATTCGCTTAATAAATTAGCAATCTAATAACTAAATAAATAACTATGGCAGACATCACAAAATGTATGGGTACAAATTGCCCAATGAAAGAATCTTGTTATCGTTACACAGCAAAAGAAGATGAGTTCTATCAGGCTTACTTTGTTAATGTTCCAATCAAAAATGATGAGTGCGATATGTACTGGGAAACAACTAATAAAACAAAATAAAATGAAAACAGAAATTTCAAAAGACGACCTTGAAAAAATCAAGGTGCTAAACCTATTAATGTGGTTACAGGCTTCATTGTATGCAGGTGATGAATGCGAAGACATCAAATGGTTTTACAATCACCAAACAAAGATGCTATTAAAGAGACTCAATGAGTCTATTCAGCGTGAACACGGTAAGACAATAACAGCTTTATGGGACGCAGACGGTGCATTGCTGCCAGACATAACTCGCCAAATGTCGGAATTTACAGCAGTTTTGGCGGAATATGGCTACTGGATGCTACCCGAATTGACGGAATACATCCGTACACAACAAGAAAATCAACCTAAATTGCAAGTGAAATTATGAATAATGTATTAGATTTAATTCAATTTGATGAAATCAAAATTGAAAAAAAGAAAGAATGGTATAGTTATAGATAT